TTGAAATTGATCTAAAAGTTCTTTTGGGCAGTGCTTTTGTAAAAGCTCCATTTGTATTTCTGTTCCGCCTCTTGGTTGCATATTCGTTTTATATCAATTTAAATTACATTATCAACTTTTAATTACTCCATTTTAAAGCCACAGTATATCTATCATCTGTCCTTAATGGAGTTGCCTTATGCCATACTTCTGCATCAAATATTATTATACGTCCTGGTACAGGTAAAACTCCTTGTATTTCATTATCAATTATAAAAAAAGTTTCTCCAAGATCATCATAATTTTTAGGTTGCGGATTAGCATAATAAAGTAAAGTTTTTGCACCAGGCTCTGGCTCATCTTGATGATAATAAGGTTTCTCATTACTGATAAATAAATTTATATATGCTCTTATTAATTTATCTTTTTTAGAGTTTGTTACTTTTAACAAAAAATTAACTAAATCATTATCTAATTTTAAATTAGATATTAGTCCGGTGTACGGTAGCCCTGGTCCATCAAATTCTGTTCTTTTATATGTTTGTTTTTTACAAAAATTAAATATCTCATCAATTTGTTGTTTTGATATTAAATTGTCAAATATTTTAACGTGCTTCATTTTAGGACATTATCTCCTACAACTAATTTATCAAGTTCTGAATTTTTTAATAATTTTATTGCATCTTCAGGACTGCCCGCTATAGGTTTACCATTGTCATTTAATGAGGTGTTTAAAAGCATAGGTATACCCGTAAGTTTTTCAAATTCATCCAATAGTTCATAAAAAATTTTATGAGTATTATTGTTTGGAACGGTTTGTATTCTGCTTGTGTTGTCTATGTGAGAAATAGAGTCAAATACTTTACCTTTAAAACTTACACTATATTTCATGTAATTACTTTCATCATCTATATTAAAATATTTCTTTGCTTGATCTAATTTTATGGAGGCTGCAAAAGGTCTAAAATCTTCTCTATGTTTTACTTTTTTATTAATTATATTTTTTCCGTCTTTTATCTCAGGACTCATTAGAATAGATCTATGTCCTAATGCTCTTGGACCAATTTCACCATGACCTTGATACCAACCTACTATTTCTCCGTTTGCTAAATCGCCTGCAATTGATTTAATAGTTTCACTAGATGCATCTCTTTCTGGAGCCACATCAGTTTGCCAAAACGGAAAATTGTTTACTTTAAATTTTGGTTGATCATAGTGTTGTCTTAAAAACTCAATGCAACCTAGAGTTAAACCTTCGTCAGCGCAATGAGGTGGTATTATAATATTTTTAAATTGATTTTTTAATTTTGTGTTAGCGCAAACATTATGTGCTACTCCACCTGAATAAGTTAAAGTATCTTCTGTAAAATATTTTTTAAAAAAATTTGCAAGTTTATCTTCAAAAAATTTATGTGACGTTCTCAAGTAATTTATTAAATTTAATTTTGCAACTCCCTCACTTTTAAATAATTCAATATAGTTTTTTACATCAAAAACAAATGAACTTTGTTCTATACCCAACTCTTTAATTTTGTCTTCCCATCTTTTATCCTCGAGGCCAAAAGATTGAAGTGCCATTGTTTTTCCTGCAAGGTCTTCAACATGACCTTCCATTCCTAATAAATAACCCATTTTACCCATAAAATTACCAAAAGATGTTATTTGATTATAAGTATATGATTTTTGTAATTTGTTATTTTTAAACATACTTATTGTTCTTTTTAAATCTCCATAGCCATCTAAAACAGCATGATTTTTAGTATCAGTTAACATCCATGATGACAAACTATGTGCATAATGATGATCGACTCTATAGATTGGACATTTAAAATCTGAAAACGGTTTATAAGGTATATCTATTATTTCATATAATTTGTTAGGGTCTTCCTTAGGTAAGTGCGGATGCCTAAAAACATCTATTACCATTGCGATTGCATCTATCTTACTTATATCTATACCTAGATGACTACATGCATAGTACCAGCCCTGAAAATTATTATAACCAAAATGTTTTATTTGATAATGTCTTTCTGGTTTGTAATATTTTACTGTTGTTCCATTAGAATAACAAACACTTGAATCATGTTCATCTAAACGAAGTGCTAAAAAGTTCATACAATATTTAAGTTACCACTAATAGTAACAGAGTCACGTGATTTTTTTACCATGTGTTTTAAATATGCAGGAAATATCACCATATCATTTTCATGAACTTTAGGACAAATATGTGATGGTATAATCTTGTCTAAGTTTTTTTCTGTTAATAGATCATATGCAGGATGAAAAAAAACTGTCTGTGGCTCTTTAAGTTTTTCATAAACTATAAAACAAAAATGCGCGCTATTATGAAAATGCATATCCTGAAATCCCTCTTCATATTTATTTCTCCAAATATTTGTAAGTGATATTTTTGTAATACTTAAATCTGATAAATTTTTTAAAATAATATCTAATAGGTATTTTAAACCTTGATCAGTAATTTTATTATTTTTCATTGTCGTATCTAATGATGATATCGTGCCAGATAAAAATTTTTCTTGAAAATTTTCGCTTGTTAACTCTATTTTGTATGGTTCTATTTTTTCTACCCACACAGGTGTCGAAAAAATATCATGCTTCATTTTTTAGTTTTACCAGCTAAAGTCAATCTTGTAACTGTTATTTCAAGATCTTGTCTAAAATCATCTGCAGTTGTGTCAGTATTTGGATCTGCTACATCTGCATCAAAGGCTGCTTTATTTTCATAAACTTTACCAGTCCTTTTATGTTTTATTATTTCTTTTGCTTCTGCTGGTATTTTTTTAATCTCAGTCATTGTTACCCCAAGGTTTAACTTCTTCCATATTGAAGGCGATAGCATATTTTGGACCTTCTTTCAAGTAACCTGTTCCGTGAATTAATGGTGAAGACCAAACAGCTAACGTGCCAACTTTTGGATATATTTCTAAAGCTAAATCAGGAAATTTTAAAGGTGTGGTGCTTTCTGAAAAATAAAGTATACCACTTACATTTGCAGGTTTGTGATCATGAAATGTAGTGTTTTGACCTTTTTCTAATTTAATGCCCCAAGCCTCACCCATAAAGCCAGGTGGTATTGCATAAGGTAAACCTTCTAAATTTGTTTTTAAAATGTCTACAAATTTTTGATCTTCAGCAAAAAGTTTCCAGTCTGTCATCCCACCTTTAACATTTGTTCTACCAGTAAGACTTGTTAAATTTTCATCAATACGTTTAATAAAATAATCTATTTCTAAATCTTTAACAATTCCTTCATATAAAAATATTGGCATTGGAACTTTTTTTTCTATTATTTTTTTTACTTCAATCATCTTCCTTGACCTCTATATTTTTTTTTATTGTGACTTTTATTTGGTTTTTTTGCATGACGACCTGGTCTTTTTCTTCTTGTGCGCTTATGATAGGTGTTAACACCAAACTTTGGAGCCTTACCCATTTTCTTGTGATCTATCTAAAAGGGCATATGAGACAATGCCTTGTATCTCATTAGCAGTGCCAGCTGTCATTTTAAGAATATCACTG